GTATAGTTCACCGGAGAACCTAGTATCGCATACGCTAGTGGCGTGATAGCCGTAGCATAAGCTAACAACGTACTCCCCTTCAGTGTATTTAGGATCATCTAGCCAGTAGGGTAGGTCTCTCCCCACCCCATTGTCATCTAACTGTAGATCATGAGATGCAATGTGATGGTTCAAAAGATAGTCCTCAAAGCCCTCAATTCGAGTAGCGTTATCTAAGGCTATCTCTAAACGCTTCTTAGTCTTGAAGTAGTTTTTCATGTTTAGTCCTCCTATATTTACTAACCTGTATACAGTATACGTCATATGATGGTTAGAAGTATAGATATTTTTCGCTTATTTTCACTTTTTTTTATCGGTAATAATATCGCATGGTTACGAACACGGCTTGCAGAGCCGGCTGTGATAGCTCAGAGTGATAGGGGTAGGGTAGTAGTAATGAACATTGTCTACTAATGGAGTAAGGATAGATATGAGCGATATGGAAAGAGCGCCTTGGGAAAGGAGACGCTTCGGAAGAGTATGCGAAGGGAAGTATCGGCATCAGATAGCGATGAGCAACGGAAGCATCTATCGAGCGATACGACACAGGCTAGGGCTATCTCAGAGCGAGATGGCAGAGAGGCTAGGCATCAAGCTGAGCGCATATCAGTATCGGGAGAGGGTAAAGAGTATGTACTATCCTTTGGAGTTTGCCGTACTGCACGACTTGTCGCAGCTACCACCAGATGAGTTTATAAATATTCTCTATGATATCGCCTAGTTACAGAGATAGGTTAATAGTTTTCCACTACTCGTAAACTATAATATGGTAATGATTCCAGTAGTTTACGAAACCGTGGGGTAGGAAAACGAAAACCAAAACGATTTGAAAAAATAAAGATGGATGGTACCTATATATACCTCCACACAGTACAAGCCAATTTTAGGAGTAAAACATCATGTCAGATCCCGAAGTATTACCAGCTAAGAGGTCGAGGAAGGAGTCGCTTACACACAAGAAGGATGCAAGGTTAAGTCATAGTGTTCGTGAGTTAGGGCGATTAGGTTTGAGTAAGCATGCGGTGTGTGTGTCGTTACAGATACGGGATTATACATTTAAGAAGTATTATTTAGATGAGTATTTGGAGGGTCAGAGTGAATTGCAGAGGGGTTTAGCTAGTACAGCAATTCAGGAAGCGATGAATGGTAATACGCCTATATTACTTCACCTGCTAAAAACTAAGTTAGGTTGGAGTGAACAGCAGGTAATTGAGCATATAGGCGAAGTTAAGGCTGTCGTATCTTCTAAGCCATTAAGTAAAGAAGAGTTTACACAGAGATATTTAGCTAATGATGAAGAATAATGTTCCCACACTTATTTAAGTGGGGGGAAGGGGGGGAGATAAACCCTGCCGCTAGGCACTGATATAGTATATATAGACTTATCCTTAAGAACACGTTAAGGGATGAAATGGGAAAACATAGCTATGAATACGACAACGACCAGCTAAGTTGAATATATAAACTACCCAAAAACACCTTGTCAAGAACTTTTTTTTTAATGAATAATAGTAGGCAGTTAGGGTGGCGTTTTTTGAGGTGTCCAAGCTGTCTTGAGTTAAAAATTACCTATACAACATTAAAATATGTAGATTGCGGAACGTATAAATGTAATAGAAAATTGGATTTAGATGCTGATAGGATTAGTCGTTTTGAGTATGAAAAGGTAAGGGGGGTTTGTGCGTTTATTGAAGAGTTGGATGCGGTGTTTTGAGTGTGGTTGGGTTTCTATAAAGAGAGCTGAGAACGAGAATGGCTTTTACTGTCAGAATCCTAAATGTAATGTTAGGCTGATTTTAACTGAATCAGTTGTTATTAAAGGGGGCTATAATGATTAAAGACGATATAAAGCTATGCAGGTGCGATAAGTGTCAATGTGTAGTTACGTTTGTTCAGAAAGAAACATTTATTGATTGTCCTGAATGCCAAGAAATTATTGAACCAAGCAAAACTCCTGCTACTTGGGATGATTTAGATGCTTACCTAAGAAGCCATGCCAATGGATGAGCTAGATACTGAAGATGAGCTAGATAGTGGCAGGGATGAGTTTGTTGTTTGGTCTCCTCAAGCTGGACCTCAAGAAGCCTTAGTTCATTGCCCTATTACGTTAGTTGGCTACGGAGGGGCACGAGGGGGAGGTAAGACTGACGGCGTATTAGGCAAGTTTGCTGTAAAACAAGAGCAGTTAGGAGAAGCATTTAACGCTATATTCTTCCGTAAAGAGCTACCCCAAGCAGATGACCTTATTGAGCGAGCCAAGCAGATATACTTACCCTTAAAAGCTCACTGGCAGGATCAAAAAAAGCAGTTTACCTTTCCTAGTGGCGGTAGGTTACGTTTTAGACCACTAGCCAATGATAGTGATGCTGAGAAGTACCAGGGGCAAAATTTATCTGATTGCGCTATTGAGGAAGCAGGTAACTACGGAGAGCCAAGCTGTATTTGGAAGCTCTTTGGAGCCTTGCGAGGTAAAGGGGGTGGGCAGATTATCCTTACCTTTAACCCTGGTGGTGTAGGGCATCACTGGCTAAAAGAGTTCTTTATAAAGCCTGCTCCAAAAGGCATGAAAGTTTTACAGAAGAAACTGCCAAATGGAAAACATTTTGATTATATCTATATACCAAGTAGAGTACACGACAATCAGATTCTATTAGCAAAAGACCCTGAGTACATAGATCGCTTGCATATGGTGGGTAGTCCAGAGCTTGTGCGAGCGTGGCTAGAGGGAGATTTTGAGATTCATGAAGGTAGCTATTTTCCTGAGTTTAGTAGCAAACATATTATTAGTCCTTTTAATGTCCCAAAACACTGGCCCCGTTACTTGGGTTACGATTGGGGCTACCGCAGTCCTTTTGCTGCTGTGTGGGGTGCTGTTAGTTCTGGAAGGGATGACGCTGGTAATGAAGTACCATATCCTAAAGGAGCAATTGTCATTTATCGAGAAATGCACGGTAAAGGAATCGACAACGAGCAACAAGCAGACAGAATTGCAAGTGCCTCTGTCGGAGAAGGAGTGGTTGCAGTAGCTGACCCCTCCATATTTGCTCATGATGGTGGCCCTAGTATTAACGACCAGTTCAATAAAGTTTTTGCTAAGTATCAACATCCTAACTTTAGAAGAGCTGATAACGACCGTATTTCTGGTTGGTCGCAGATTAGGCAGCGATTAGTTCACAAGCCTGATCCTTTGCTATATATATTTGCTACTTGCCCTTATTTGCTGGAAACTCTACCATCTTTAGCTATAGACAAAAGAAAACCCGAAGATGCCGATACTACTGGGGCTGACCATGCCTGTCTTACTGGTGATACGTTAGTAGTCACAAAATCCGGCAAAGTTCCAATAAAAGATTTAGATGGCGTAAAAACGCATGTTTTAAGTCACGACGGACAATTTCATTTAGCCTTTGGTTCTATCACAAATAAAAGAGCTACAATCATAAGATTAGAGTTTGAAGACAATTCTATCGTCGAGGCCACTCCAGATCACAAGTTTATGCTTGCAGATGGTACATTCAAAGAAACATCTAGCCTTACCTTGCATGACCTGATACGGTGCGTAACGTATGCAGGTGAAAATCATATCGGACAAGATTCAGGAGTTTCTAGGCGAGAAATACTACCTGTGCGGTCAGTATTTCAGCAAGCAATCGAAAAAATCAGTAGGCTCCACTCGTTTACACAGAAGAGTTTGGGAGTATCATCACGGCAGTATTCCCAAGGGCAAACACATACATCACAAGGATCAAAACAAAGCCAACAATCAGATAGAGAACCTAGAGTTACTGGATGCGGCAGTTCACTTGCGTCAACACATGACAGAGGAACGGAAACGACAAGCTGCACAGAATCTGATAAAACATGCAGTTCCAAAAGCAAAATACTGGCACAAATCGCTACAGGGGCGAGAATGGCACTCAGAACATGCAAAGAAAGTTTGGAAAAATATGCCTATGGTGACGCTGGTATGCCAGTTCTGCCAGACAGAATATCAGACAAAACTCAACATGAAGAACAGAAGCAAGTATTGTCACCAAAACTGCAAAATGTCGGCACGACGAAGAAGATTAAATCCATCACTTATTCCAATACCCAAAAAGAAGTGTATTGCCTAAATGTGCCAGATACGAGTACATTCGTACTAGGCAACGGCATTGTATCGCATAACTGCGATGCGCTTAGATATTTGTGCAAGGCTAGGTTGATTGATGCCAAATGGGAGCAAACTGAAGCCGCTAGACAGCCAGGAGTTATAGTTTTAGCCGATTACGTGAATAAAGTTCGGAAACGACAAAAACAGGCAAGGATATGAAAAACCCACAACCCCTTATAAAAAAATATAGTCCAAGGTGGTGGAAAGCACAAATATCCGAAGCTGAAGAGAGACGTAAATCTTTTATAGACCAAGCAGAAGAGTCTATAAGAGTCTATAACGCTCAAAAAGACCGTACAGTAATGAACGATGTAGAACGCCGCATAAATGTGTGGTGGTACTGCATAAATACCCTTTTACCTGCTTATTACAGTTCAACCCCACAAGCAGAAGTCGATTTAAGAAAGCGTAGCGGAAGTTTGCCTTATCAGCTAGGGAGCGTCATTTTAGAGCGCAATACTCAGTACGCTATGGACGTACATTTTAGCTTTGATCAAGTTGGTTATCTAGCCGCATTGCAGTTCTTGCTTACCGGACAAGCTGTATTGTGGGCAAGGTACGCACCAAGGTTTGAGACTGTGATGCAAGAAATTGCATTGGTAAAAACACCTGATGGTTTAATGACAGGAGACGGAAAACCCTATGAAGGCGATACGACTAATCTTGTCGAAAGTGATTCTAACCTTGTCATGGTGTCTGTTGAGGTTGAGCGCAAAATTGACGAGAAAGCGATCCTGGACATTGTTCAATACAACGATTATTTTTGCTCTGATGCCAGAACAGAAGCCGAAGTAGAATGGAGAGCTAGGCGAGCATATTTAAGCCGTGAAAGAGCTAACGAAATGTTTGGTGCAGAAGTAGCTGATACTTTGAAATACACAAGCTATCCAGACGTTATTAAGAAAAGCATACGCCGAAAAGATGACAAATATGAGGGAAAAGCTGAAGTATTTGAAATATGGTGCGAAGAAACCGACAAGGTTTATTGGCTTAGTAAGGACTCCGAAAATCCTATTATTGAAGCTAGTTCACCACCAATTAAGTACGAAAAGTTTTATCCTTGTTCAGTTATTACACAATCTGATGACCCCGATAGTGTTATTCCTGTGTCTGATTATGCTCATGTTAGAGATCAAGTTTTAGAGGTCGAACGACTTACAACTCGTATTCATGCCGTAACACAAGCTATTAGGACTAACAGTGTCTATGATTCTACATTAGGCGACCAAATAGAGCAGCTTCTTTCCGGCGACCTTAAACTCATTCCTGTCACTAACTGGCCAAGCTACAAACAGCGTGGTGGTTTAGCCAATGGGGTAGAAGGGTTTAACATTGCGCCGTATATCGAAGCCTTACAGGTACTACAAACAGCTAGACAAACAGCACTAGGGCAGCTTTACGAAACTCTAAAAGTATCTGATTTGCTAAGAGGTACAAGCGAGCAATATAAGTCTGCAACCGCTAATCGGCTTGAAAATGCTTGGTCAAGCATGGGTCTTATTGTTAGGCAAAACATGTTTGCGAAGTTTGTGTCTGATGCAGTTAGCAATTTATCGGCTATTATTGCAGAGCAATTTGACGAAGAAACAATCTTGGATATTGGTAATGTTGCAGAAGTGGTAGGGCCACTAATAAAAGAACCTGCTCCAGCTCCAGAACCAATGCCGCAAGAAGAGGGTATGCCACCTCAAGAAATGCAGCCGCCTGCTCCAGCTCCAATGCCAATGCCTTCTCCTGAAGAACAGGTGCAGCAAATGGCGCAAGCTATTATTGCTATACTACGAGACAACAAACAGCGGTCTTACCGTATTCAGGTTAGCACCGACTCTATGGTTGCTGTAAATGAAAGCCAGCAGCAACAAGAAGGTATGCAGCTGATACAAACTACAGGTGCTTTTTTTGACCAAATGAGAGGTCTTGTTGAGCAGTACCCACCTCTTATGCAATTCAGCATGAGTTTGTTTCAAAATATGATTAAACGATTCAAGGGAGGCAAAGAATTAGATGCGGTGTTTGCTCAGGGGTTTGAGGCGTTGGGTGAGATTATTAAGGCTAAAGAAGAAGCGGCAATGCAACCGCCGCCGCC